ATGTTGATGGTTGTGAATACGAAGAACAAAAAAATGGAGATTTAATTTGTAGGATTTGTGGAAAAATAGAAAAACTATGCCAAAAACATTAGAAGACATAAAAAACTCCTCTAAAAACTCATAAATTAGGAAAGGCACTTGACACAGACATTTAATTGATATAAGCTAAAAATAATGAAAACTATCACTAAACACAAACTACAATTTTATTATCTACTAACCACAAAAGAGGATGTTAAACTTTTAATCTCTTTTTTCGTGTTTAGTGATACGACAAATTCCCGTCTTAATTGACGGGTTTTTGTATTATATTGAATAAGCTCTAAATTCTCTTTGGTAGCTCTGACTCACAACTACCGCTGAAAATAAAATAATCTAATGCTCTGGCAACGGCATATTTAGAAACGAAAATCTGGAAGTTGTCCGCTTCTGCGGAATTAGATGCCAGAATATACCGACCAACATTAGTGAAAATTATTTTAAGTCCATCGTTTAGAGTTGACTTAGGACGGCGAAGCGAACTTGGGAAACAAATCCTTGATGAAGTTGGGGTCGCAGCCCCGTTGAACTCAAAGAGCAAGGTTCTCGCAAGAGTATAGTATGCCCAGACCGAAAACATTTTTCGCTAAATCTGCGTTTTATCTTATTCATAAATATATTTGCTTTGCCCGTTTCATAAAAACGGGAGGCGAGACTAACCCGAAAACATTTTTATTCTTAGTTTTATTATAAAGAGTATATGAAGAAACAAAAATCAATCAAAAAACATAACAGATTTCCTGATTATGATAGAGTTGATACAAAAGATGCGATTACTTTTGGAACTACAATTTTTATAAGAAAAGATAAAAGGGCATTAAAGATAGTTTTTCCAACAGGCACGACATTGGATTTTATGCCAGAAGAAGAAATAAAAATTGGCAAAAACTCATCTGACACTTGACAGAGGCATTTTAATCTGATAGTATTATTAGTATGAATATCACAAGACAAATAGGAAATAAAGACGAGGCAGTAAACATGGGCTTAAAAACTTGTGATATTCATTACTGCCTCTTTTTTGTTTCTTATTAAAATTTGTTCTTTAAAATCTGTGCCGGCCATATCAAAACCCATGGCATACTTCTTAGTTGAAATCTCTTTTCTGCATCCATATCCCATTAAAAAGGATTTCCGAGTAAAAGCAAGCTCAGTAGGGCCTGCGATTAACAGGGGAATCCGACAATGGCGAAAGGAAAACGGAAAAGGATTAAAGATTAAAACGATAACCATTAGGGCGACAAAGATATGAGCCGAAAAATAAAGACCGAGTTTTACACGAATTATAGTGTAGATATACTTAAAGAGTTTATGAGTGAAAAGGATCTGAAAGAAATGACACGGAAATATACAATCGCCAAAATAAGACGATTGATAGAACATGCGACAGGAAAAAAGGTTGAGCAATTAAAAGATTTATTGGATAATCTTACCAATAGATTTATGAAATAAGTATTAAATTGGCCGGCATAGATTTTAGAGGATGAATGATACAGGCGCTTCTTTAAAAACGCAACCATGGGCAAACTAGAGGCATAGATTTAAACTCAAAAGTCGTAAATTGTCAAAAATAAGGGTTTTTAGAAAATAAGAAACAAATAACTTAGCCCTCTTCATTCTGCTAATAATTCTTTAATCCTGCGGATAAGTATCACATCGGATTTTTAATAAAAGGGAGGGTTATCTGGTTATGCCCCTGTTGGCAATCTACTGGAAAATTCCTCCGCTGTGATACGAATTATGGCTTCGGCGATAATTTGTCCGCAGAATTAAGAAATTATTATTTGAGGGGGGTAAAGTATTATGAAAAAACTCCTAATCGCAACCTTCTACAAAACCAAAGACCTCGCAGAAATCGCAAGAAATAAAAAACCATACAAGGATAGATTTACAATTCTAAAAATCAAATCAGGATACTTAGTTGTTAGTAAAAGTCAGGCAGGAGTTTTGTAAATTGAGTTATGCACTTGACACGATAATTAAAATTTAATATACTTTTAATATATGAATAAATCACAAAGACCACAACGCCTTAATAACAAATTAGTCCACAAAAGAGATGAGTGGATTTGTCGCATATTTGAAACTGGCGAATCAATGGAAGACATCGCAAAAATGTTCCGCCTTTCAACAGAGCAAATTTATTATGTGTGTAAACTAAAAAAGGTCAATAAAGAGTTTAATAAATAACTATATGTTAGAAATAAATATCCAAGAAAATTCGCAAGACAAACTCCAAATCCTCTGTGTCTTTGCTGTATTCTTATTCCTTATGTATAAACTTTGTATGGGCTTAAGTGTTTCAGCGGTAGATACGATTGACCTGTTAGATTATATTAGTGTTCAGACAGACAGCATAAAGGTCGGAGATAATTCGTATATTCTAACTGAACGCATCGGGGCAACAAAGTATATGAGAGATTTGCCTGATGAGTTTGGTTTTTAAAATTATGGAAATAGTTAAAATAATCAGCGAACATAAAAAGATTAGAAAAAATCAACCATTGGTAAGTGGACATAAAAGGGTTGAAGCCATTGTAGATGAGGGAGGAGCTAAGAAAACCAAACATATTGATATTAAAAAATAATTAACTAAAAAAATATATGTCAAAAGAACTTAATGAGAAATTAGAAAATCCTTCGGAAGGGATGGGATTAAAGCAACACATAGAAGCAGTGTTTGGTATCACGCCAAATAATCAAATAGCAACAGAAGAGCCAGAAGATTTGCCAAGAGAAGAAAGCGACCTTGAGAAGGGTTTAGCGGATGAAACTGATTTTAAAGATATAGATAATTCTGAAAAAGATTATGAATAGTATTTTAAAAAAAGAATATAAAAAGGAATATAATAAGAAATATTATCAAATTCCTAAAAATAAAGAACACAAAAGGGAATTGGGAAGAAAATATGATAAAACACCAAAACGCATTAAATACTTTAAAGAACGTTCAGCAACATTGGAATATAAAAAATACATGAAAGGATATTTATTACAAAAGGAATATGGAATTTCTTTAGAGGGATATAATAAAAGAATAGAACAACAACAAGGAATCTGTCCTATTTGCAATAGATTACTTGATATGGGTAAGAATACCCACGTTGACCATAACCATAATACTGGAAAGATAAGAGGAATTTTGTGTAGTGATTGTAATCATGCCATTGGACTTTTACGTGATTCTATCCCTGCCTTTAAGAATGCAATTAAGTATTTGGAAAAAGATAATAATTAAGTAAAAAATATAACATGGAAAACAATAATGTTTCAACGCAAGATCCAGAAGATGATGAAAGTATGATAGACGAAAGCGAGGAAGAAGAATTAGATGGTTTTGGAGAAGAAGAAGAATTATTGCCTCCTGAAGAGGATTAAATATATGAAATATAGATTTAACAATTTAGTTGACCCCGAAACTGGTAAAGAAAATCACTTGCACGAAATACTTGTCGGAAAAGAGTGGAAACCATTAAAGGGGACTTCTACCGTAGTGAATGTTTTGGCGAAGAATCTTACTTGGTGGGCGGCAGAATTATCAGCAGTAGAGTGTTTAGAGAAAGGAGAGAAGATTGAAACCATCAGGGAAGAATACGAATTAGCCGCCAAAAGTTCTGATAAGAAAAAAGCCATTGATGAACTTCAAAAGAAATATCCGATATTTAAAAAAGCAAGGTTCGCTCATTTTGATAGTAAAAACAAAAAAGCAGATGAAGGCACAAATTTACACGAAATTTTGGAAATGTATGTAAAGCATTGCATAAAGAACAGAGAAGGATCCCCAGACAAGTGGTATAGTGGACTGGACGCATTAAAGATTCAACCATTCATTGATTGGTCAGTGCTGAATGTCAAAAAGTTTATCGCATCAGAAGCTCATTGCTATTCAGAGCGCCTGTGGCTTGGAGGAATTACTGATTGCGTAGCCGAATTGATTGACGGAACTTATGCCATAATTGATTTTAAGTCAGCAAAAGAAGTTTATCCAAGTTATTTTTTACAAGCAGAACTTTACGCAATTCAGATAGAAGAAAACGGGTTATTTAGTGCAGACGGAAAGCATAATAAGAAGTTAGACAAATCAATTTCATCTCTAATTGTTGTGCCTTTCGGAGCAAGTGAGATTGTTCCAGTAATTCGCTACAACATAGAGGATTATAAAAAGGGGGCGGAAGCAGTCGTAGTTTTAGATAATTTATTAAGCTTAGAAAAATAATATGAAAATTGTAAAAATATACAAAAGCGATAAAGACAAACAAGGGAATCCTTTAAAAACAAAAGACGGAAGACCATATACGAGAATAGCAATTCAAACTCCCGAATATGGTTCAAAATGGATTAGTGGATTTATGGGTTATTGGAATTCTAATTGGGCAGAGGGAATGGATGTTGATATTGAAATTGAAGAAAAGGGAGAATACCTAAACTTTAAACGCCCCGACCCACTTAAAGCATTAGAGGAAAGAGTCGCCAAAATAGAAGCAGAGTTATGGGTTAAGAAACCAGCGGAAGACACCGATAAAGTCAACGAGGAACTTTCAACAATAGATAATTCAGATATACCCTTCTAAATATATGGAAAAAGCATTAACAATCAATGAAATTATAACCCGGCTAAAAACTGATACCTCTGACGATCCAAAAACTCTCTCGGATTACCTTGTTCAGTTATCAGCTTCGCTTTATACTGCTTCTGAAATGGAAAGCGATTTAGAAGTCAATTATGTGAATGTCTGGAATGATATTAGAAACCTTGAAAAGATGACCGACAAACAGGCAGAAATGCGCGCAAAGGCCACGCCAGAGTGGAGGGATTGGCAAAGAGCCAGAAACACCAATAAAACAATCATAGAAGTTTCCAGAGCTATCAAGAGAAAATTACGAAATATAGAGGTAATGAAGAACGAGGGAGGAGGGTATTAGTTTATGAAAACATATAAACCATACAAGAATCGCCCTATAAAAGTATTAGTCGGACACATACTAAATTATGCCAAGCATAGATTATATTTTCACGAAAATAGCGGGCTATCTCGTATTATAAGAAAGTCCGATTTAAAAAGAGTTTTTAAGGAGTTTGATAAAATCAAATGAAAGAATCTTTTAATATAAATTCACTCTCGGCATATTTGGGAGTTTTGCCTAACATCGGAACAAAGCAATGGGAAGTATTGGAAGCAATAAGAACTCTTGGTGTGTGTAGTGATAAAGAGATTTTAAGATATTTACAAAAGAGAGAACCATCGGCAGAGTGGGAAATAAATAAAATCACAAATAGGCGTGGCGAGTTGAAGGGCAGGGGGCTGATAATTGAAGCAGAGGGGGATTTTTATAACGAAGCCCATTATCCAATAGATAAGTGGCGCATAAAAAGAGGGGGAGAAAAACCCCAAGCACAAGAAACTGAATCCCATCTCCGCCCAGATGTCCTCGCAAAATTAGAATTAGAAAGGGTAAATCAAAAGCTATTATAAAAATTAACTAAAAAATATGTTAGATTACAAACTCGCCAAACAATTAAAAGAAGCAGGATTTGACCAAAAGTATCCAGATGTAAAACATAGTGCGTTGGGTCAAAGATATTGGATGTATGACGAATCTGACAATGATTATATCGATATTATCCACGATGGATATGGTTCTAATGCATTAGATGAAGAAGACCTCACTTTAATCCCTACCCTCTCGGAGTTAATTGATGCTTGTGGAGATAAGTTCGCAGGACTAACACCAGAAAAGGAAGGATGGGATAATCCTAAAACAATAGGGTGGGAAGCAAGTGGTGCTTATAGCGGAAGTTGTATTGGCGAGGCGATTATAATCAAAAATCAGAAAACCCCAGAAGAAGCAGTCGCTCATTTATGGCTAAAACTTAATAAAAAATAAACCCTATGCGTGAACAAATTGTTTTTTGACTTCTTGGGAGAAATAAAACAGCGTTGCTACCTTATCAATTAGTCAATTACTGGCGGATGTAATGATAAGAGAAATCCGATTTCCCCCAAGAACCCAGAAAATAATTAAATCTATGCAAAATCTACCCAAATCTATGCAAAATATAAAACAATCTTGGCAAGAACAATTAGACAATAAAGTCCATTATATTTTAGATGCGGGATTTAAGGATTTTGACAAAATCGTATTTATGCCACAAATTCCCATTTTAGGATTTCCAAGAGAATTTGTTATAGAGGAATGGTTCGGAATTAAAGTGGCTAAACTTATAAGTCCGCCACAAGATTAAAAACTAACTTATTCTAATCAATTAAAAGTGTAAAGATAAATTATATGGACATAAATGAATTGTATAAAATTTTAGACGATTACGAGGTTCTTAAAAGAAATACTAATGTTGTCCTCCATAAAACAAACATCGCAATAGCGACGAATCCAAAAGAAGAACTTAAAGAGAGGTTGTGGAAATTTCTATGTGAAGAGTTTAATCTTTGTCCATTGTGTGGCGACGAGGCGACGGAAGATGGTTATTGTTCGCAATGTATCTAAACAACTAACTAAAATTATATGGTCACAAAACAAAAAGACGACATATTGGTTCAGATGTATGATTATTCGCAAGTCAAAGAGTATTATAAGATTTTCAAAGGATTTATATTTAGCAGTGCCGAAAAAATTAGAGCCGATGTATTAGAAAATTATTTAGAACTTAATGTAAAAACAACAAAACTTCCTGATAGGTTATTTATAAATGGCGAAGAATACAAATTTAAGAAACTAACTAAAATTATATGAGAGAAAAGATTTACTTAGAGGTAATTAGTGTATAACTTAATTTTATGAAAACAAAAATTGGAGAAATAAAATCAATACGTGATTTTTTCAAAGAAGTCGGAGAAAGAAAAAGATATAATTATAGCGACGACAAAAGTTCGTACTATGAACAGGAAGATATGACTTGGGAGTGTAAGCTGTGTGGCGAGAAATTTGAAATTCCTTCTGGTAGAGGGATGACGCAACACAGCGAAAGGTTCAATCCATCAATAACGCCACTTGAGGAACATATAGAATTACATAAACTTATCAATGACTTGGGATTAACCCAGCAAAAACTAATTTAAGAGGAAACTAATTAAGAATATGTATTTTCAAACAAAATCAAAATACCACAATGTGAGGCAAGATTATGGGGGATACAATTATGCCTCAAAAAAGGAAGCGAACAGGGCATTTGAGTTGGATGTGCTTTTGAAAGCCAAAGAAATAGTCCGGTGGGAGCGCCAAATTACTTTACCGCTTTATATTATGAGTCGTCATTGGCGAGATTATAGAATAGATTTTATCAGGTGGGAGGAAAATAAGGATATTGTCTTGGAAGAAGTGAAAGGTTTTGAGACTTCTGAATGGAAGATGAAAAGAGATGTTCTTGAAATTATTATGGATAATCCTAAAAGTTTTGAATATAAGCAAATCGCCCAAAAGATTGGTGCTAAAAAGAATCAAGTAATCAAGTATCAGGTAATTAAATAAAAAAGATTTATTATGAGATTGCCTCAACACGAACCAAAACAAAAAGAAAGTTTATGGGATTATATCCGAAGCATCTTTTGTAGTTTATTTATCCTTGCGTTCATTCTTGGTTGGCTTTATGTGATTTATTTTCTAATTAGTTTGTTTTTATGAAGAGATTGTCAAAGGGAAAACTATCCCGAATAAAAAATGAATGTTTAAAAGGCGCGAGAACAAAAGAGATTATTAAAAGGTTTGGTATTTCAAAAACAACGGCATCCAAGTTAATGTTATTGTTTACAGGTCGCAAGTTGTCATATCTTGATAAATTTATTGAGGCGAATAAAAAAAAATATATTATAAAAAACAAATGTTGTTCCTGCGAAAAAAGATTTAAGAATAATTGGAAACACTATAAATGGTCTGGCAATTTTTGTAATAATTGTATTGTTAGAATAAGCAATCTTTCAGGGACAAAAAAAGAAGAAACAAAAGGTTTTTATAAATTATTATTGAAGAAATTGAATGACAAATTGGGACGATTTGACAAGCGAATAAAAAAAATATAGAATAGAATTGAAGCTGGACACTTCGCTGTGCTTATTAGAAATAACAAGCATTGAGAAGGTGTCCAGCCTTTTTTTCAAGGGGTCAATCACGCAGCAAATTTTAATAAGTTTGGTTGACCCCGAGAATACTTAACTTGAAACTAAAAATATGAGCCACAATCCTTCGGGATATTAAATGATTTTACCGACCTTCGGGTTAGGTTATTGGCTCATATGTAAAAATTAACGGAGGACAAATATGAAAAAGATAATAATTAGTTTAGTCGTAGTAGTAGTTTTAATTGGTGGATATTTCATATTCAACAACAAAGGACTCGGAGGCGCAGTAATGCCGGAGTCATATATTTTTAATAATATAGCAGCGGACTCGGCATCGGTTTCTTATCACGAGGGTGGAATACTTTATAGTGGAGACATAACAGCGACATTATCAGTTGGCACTTATGTATATCTTGATGCGGGAGACGGAACATTGGCTAACTTGGAAATGGATTATCCTTACTATATTGTTTCAGCATCAGATGAAGGATTTGCCGTAGCATATAGTTCAATAGAAAGCGCAATAGAAATTACAGCTTCAAGTACGGGTGGAGAATTATTTAGTGTCGCTCCGGTAGGAAGAGTATTTGATGCTTCACAAGGAAGAAGCTTTGTATATAGCTTATCGGCAAATTCAACAGCAAGTGGATCTGTATATTTTGTAGGTTCGATTCAGAATACTGAACCGAACTTTTTAGCATCTCAATCAACGAGTAATCGTTGGGACTACCTAGATGTCTATGATTTACAAACCGCTTCAAGCATTGATGGAAACACAGGAGTAGATATTGCCGCACCAGATGTAGATGTGAATATGTATCAAGTATTCGGAAATAACCTTAAATGGATTTCAGCAATAATTAGAAACTTAGAAGCAGGGGGAATATACATAGGAGGACAAATAAATAATTGATGGAAAAAGAATTAACTCCTAACAAAGAGAGTGTAATTAAATTGACTTCTGAAAACTTACGAAAAGGCAAGAGGATAATTAAAGGTAAAATTTTAGAAAAAAGTGGTTATGCAAAAAGCACCACAAAAAGACCAAAGGCAATTTATGAAAGTGATGGAGTTAAAGAAGGATTAAAACCATTTGTAGATGAATTGGTAAAAGAAAGAGATAAAGCAATTAAATCAATTACAAACGAGAAAAGAAATTCAGCAGGATATAAAGATTTAATTAGTTCAATAGATACACTTACAAAAAATATAGAATTACTTACAGGAAATCCAACAGACAGAACAGAACAAACACCAATAGATTTAGATGATTTAAAAAATTATATTAAATGGCGTAAACAAAAATGATTTTACAAGCCCTCATAATTTTCATCTCAATAGGATTTGGCTATTTGCTTAGAGACGGCAATATTAAAGTAATAGAAAGAAAGAATAAGAAAATCGTAGAAGAAATTAAAAAAGGCAACGCAGAATTATTAGAATACGAAAAACCAGAAACGGATTTAGAACTTGCAAATAAACAAGCTAAAGAAAATATGCATTTATGAACTACGAATTAGCAAAACAATTAAAAGAAGCAGGATTTCCACAGGACAAGTTAGAAACAGGATATTGCATTGACGAACTAGATAAGCCAGTTCTCGCAAATAAATGTGGAAGTTATGATACCTGCGGAGTAAACGCAGAAGGAGAAAAGGCATTTATCTGTAAAGTTTCTACCCTTTCAGAACTCATAGATGCTTGTGGAGATAGATTTAAAGAATTAGAAGGAGGAACAGATATGGATGGAAAATTAACATGGTTCGCTTTTGCCGAAGGAGAGGGAAGAAAAATTTGTGATTCTTGTAAAACTATTCTTGGAGAAAATGATGTAAGTGGCTGTGGCAAAACCCCCGAAGAAGCAGTAGCTAAATTGTGGCTTAAATTACATGCTTAAACCATTAGACAATCACATTTTAATAGAACCCGAAAAAGAGAAAACCGAAGGAAGTATAGTATTGGCAAAGACCAAAGAAGAGCTGCCTGAAATTGGAAAGATAATTGAAGTAGGTTCAGGGGTTAAGGATTTAGTAATAGGCAACAAAGTTTTATTCAAAAAGTATGGCGCTTACGAAGTGGAGGATAATTATTTAATCGTATCAAGAGAAGATATACTGGGTTTATATGAGGCATAATAAGTTTTCAGACGAAGCAAGACAACAAATAAAAAAGGGAATGGAGGTAATGTATAACGCAGTAAGGATTACATTAGGCCCAAGAGGCAGAAATGTAGTTATACAAGACACCAAGCCAGTTATTACCAATGATGGAGTAACGGTAGCTAAATCAGTTAAAACAGATGACGCAGTAGAAAGCATAGGCACAGAACTTTTAAAAGAAGTAGCCGAGAAGACAAATGACCAAGCAGGAGACGGAACGACAACAGCAGTAGTATTAGCTTACGCAATGATTGAAGAAGGAATCAAGAATGTAGTAGCCGGTTCAGATCCTATGAGTATTAAGCGAGGCATAGATAAAGCAACAATCCAAGCAATAGAACTTTTAAATACAATCAAGAAACCAGTCAAAGATGAAGCAGAACAAGTAGCTATTATAGCAGCCGAAGATATAGAAATGGGTAAGATGATAGCCGGAGTGATTAAAGAAGTAGGCGAGAATGGAGTAGTAACCGTAGAAGAATCACAAACATTCGGCATATCAAAAGAACTCACCAAAGGAATGCAGATAGACAATGGATTCATTTCAAGATTTATGGTCACGGACATAGAAAGAAACGAAGCAATTTACAGAGACATACCAGTTCTTATCACAGACCAAAAGATATTCGCTAATTCAGATATAGTTCCCTTATTGCAAAAGATGGACGAAAAGAGTCAGAGAAATTTATTTGTAATAGCCGAAGATATAAGCGGAGAAGCATTAGGAACTATGTTTTTAAGTAAAGCACAGGGAGGATTTAATGTATTGGGTATAAAGGCATCAAGTTATGGGGCGCGAAAGAAAGATGTATTAGAAGACATAGCATTACTAACTGGGGCTAAATTCATATCAGAAGAGTCAGGAATTAAACTTGATAAAGTAGGTTTAGATGTATTAGGAAAAGCAGACAAAGTCGTAAGCAATGATAAGAAAACCCTCATAATAGGCAATGGCGATGTATCTGAAAGGATTAAACTTATTAAAAGTCAGCTCAAAGAAGCCACAGAAGACTGGATGAAGAATTCTCTAAAGGATAGATTAGCTAAACTAACAGACGGCGTAGCAATTATTCGTGTAGGCGCAGCAACAGAAGCGGAAATGAAGTATAAGAAGTTCAAAATAGAAGACGCTTTAAACGCCACAAGAGCCGCAATAGAAGAAGGTATTGTTCCCGGAGGAGGCATAGCATTAGTCAAAGTATCCTCCATGATGGACTTTAAAGATTTAACCGATGATGAAAGAGTAGGCGCTAACATAGTCAAGAAAGCACTAATTTCTCCATTAAGACAGATAGCAGAGAACTCGGGAATGAAAGATATTTCAGTCATAGTAAATGACGTTCAAAACGATAAGGGATTTGATTTTAATAAAAATGAAAGCGTAGATATGATGGAAGCAGGTATTATAGACCCATTAAAGGTCACAAGATGCGCATTACAAAACGCTTCTTCAATGGCTGGTATATTTTTAACAATGGAAGCAGCAATTTGTTGGGACGGAGATAAGAGCAAATAAATATGCCAAAAGGAATTTTCAAAAATCCAAAAGAAAGAGCAAGAAAGAAATGTCATAAAACAACATGTTCATATCCAAAAAACTTACTTAAAAGCAATAGCTTATGATGTATGAGGTTTACAGAAACAAGGATAAAGTAATAATGCGAGACGATGATTTAGGTATAGACAAAGAAGTTATTCTCAAAGAGAAAGAATTAGCCGACAAAGAGGGATTAACAGTTCAACCATACAGAGAGGGAGAACGAGAATTCTTTGACAGATATAGACATTTAGAAAAGCAACCCGATGGTAAGATAGTAGACATTCAACAATTAAAACAGGACAAACAAGAGAGAGAACAAGAACTTGAAGCCAATGAAAGAAATAAGCAAAAATTACTTTACTGAACTACAAAGGGCTTCTTGGGAGAAAGAACCAATATTTTGGCTTGAAGATACGCACATTTTAACAGAGAAGGGATTACCATTTGAATTCACAGACCATAAGTTTCTTAAAGAACCATTTGACGACTGGACACCAATACAGACAGCCCGTAAGGCTTCGCAGGTGGGATTCAGCACAATGGAGATACTTAAATCTCTATATGCCGCAAAGTATAAAAAATGGAATATAATCTACAGTTTACCGACTTTCAATGATGTAGGACAATTTGTACCATCAAAGGTAAATCCTATAATCAGTACAAATGCCCAGTTAAGCGAATGGACAAGAGATAAGGATTCAGTCAATCAGAAAAAGGTAGGCGAAAGGTTTATTTATTATCGTGGCGCAAGTTCAGGTAAGCAATCAAAAGATGAAATGGAATCAGGTACAGGTATTATGTTGACCGCAGACCTATTAGTAATGGATGAATCAGACCGATCAACACAAGCAATTTTAGAGCAGTATGAATCACGTTTAGCCGCTTCAGATTACAAGGGTAGATGGTATTTCTCAAATCCTACACATCCAAATACTTTAACTCAAAAGGTATGGGACAAATCAGACCAGAAGCATTGGTTTATAAAATGTCCACACTGCAAAGAAGAACAATACTTAGATTGGTTTGAAAACATAGACAAAGAAATAGGCGAGTATGTATGTAAGAAATGTCACGGAATAATAGACGATGATACGCGCAGAAATGGTCGTTGGGTTAAAAAGTATTCACACAGAGAAGGTATATCAGGTTATTGGATTTCGCACTTAATCTGTCCCTGGATTTCAGCCAAAACCCTGATAGAAGCAGAAGCAACCAAGAGTAAGCAGTATTTTTATAACTTTCATTTAGGATTACCTTATAGGGGAACAGATGTAGTCGTAGACAAAGAGTTGATTTTAAGAAACGTAGTAAACGGAGAGAACCTTGAAATAAACAACGTCATAGGCGTAGATACCGGGCTTACAATGAGTTATGTATTGGGAAATAAGCAAGGAGTATTCAAAGTGGGTCAAACTACCTCTTGGGACGAAATAGAGGCACTAATGCGCAAATATGAAGCCACAGCGGTATTTGACGCTCTGGGAGACCTTACCAAGCCACGCCAGTTAAGAGATAAGTACAGAGGTCGTGTATGGTTATGTTATTTTAAAAGAGACAAGGATCGTCCAGAATCAATTAAATGGGATTCTCCCGAAATGGCCGTATATGCTGACAGGTCAAAGATTATCCAAAGAGTTATAGATGAATTCGTAGATGGAAAGATAAAGTTCTTCATAGAACCCGACAGATTAGGCACTTATGTAAAACATTGGGAAACACTCTCACAGGTAGAAGAAACCGATAGTATAGGTATAACTCGCAAAGTTTGGGAAACAGAAGGAGAGAATCACTTACTATTTGCTACGATTTACTTCTTTCTTGCCCTACAACGAAGTGGAAATGCAAGTATCATAGATGTTCCGATTAAGGGTTCAGACAAAATGGCTTACAATCCTCAAGCACCAGACATAAAACGCATAGAAGAAGAACAATTTAATCATCAAATTAAGGACTGGCGCGTATAAAATATATGGAGGCACAAACAAAAAAACAACGAAATGACATTGAGTGTATAAAATACTTTATTCCTTCAAATTGTAAATATCCGCCCATAACCGAAAAGGATGAAGAAATGTTTTTGGGGTGGTCAGAAAGAGGATTACATAAAGAAATGGAGAGCGAATACAAGATGGACGGATTCAATGCATTGGTTCAAGGCAAGCGTTGGCGAGGAATACATATACACGAAATGTGGGAACCTGGAGTTTTAGATGGAATTATATCATATTGGGATTTACTTGGTGGGTATGATTCAAAAGAAATTATGCCAAGGGTAGTAGTTGACTTTATGAAGAAAGAAATGTTTAAGGGAAAGGATGCAAAAGTGATAGAAAAAGATTATCAGGAAGTTTTAAATAAATGGACAAGTTTGAAACAAAAATACAATTAGCAAAACTTGTAGGAGGCGCGATTATAGTAATAGAGTTATATTTGATTTTAATTAAATTATAGGAGGCAAAAGATTGGTAAAGATATACTGCGACAACTGCGGAGAAGAAATAACAGGAGTAGAGTATGGTAGTTTTGGCTTTATAGAAAAGGTCAAAACTTTTAATTTTATAAAACACCAACCAAAGGAAGGAGAGCAGGTAGTCAAAAAGGAATATGCTCTTTGTCCGGCTTGTGTGAAAAAAGTTAGTGAAGTTTTAAACTTACAATAATATGGAAATCGAAGAAATTATAGACGCGGAACGAGCATCGTTAGAATACAATGCCAACGAAGATGACTTGTTAAGAGCCATAGATGCGGCAGTTGAAGAAGCGAAAAAAGACAAAGAGATTGCCGATGTTATTGGATTAAGAAACGAGAAGTACTGGCGCAAAGGAACAGACCTAAAAGATGAAGACCGCAATCCCAAAAGAGCCAATATCGTAGACAATAGAATCTTTATGTCCGTTGAGACATTGATTCCTATGGTCACGGCAGAAACACCTACACCAGAAATAGCAGGAGAGGTTGACAATACTATTAGGGAGAAACTGATTAAAGGACTGACTATCGCTTACGAGGTAACCCTTAAGGTCAAACAAAAACTTCAACGGATCGTTAGGAGTTGGTTTATCTACCGATTAGGTGTGTGGAAGTATCGCTGGGATGAAGGATTTATATTAGAGTTTGTCCGCACGGACAGGATAGGTATTGACCCAAGAGCAACCGAAGCGTCTAATTGCGAGTTTATTTATGAATGGTTAGAAGATTCTGTTGAGAATGTAATCTTAAAGTTTCCTAAAAAGAAAAAAGAACTCCAACAACTATATCCAGACCTACCTAAAAAGAAGATTAAGTATTTAGAATTCTGGGGAGGAAATGGAGAATGGGTTGCTTGGAAGTTAAATTCAATCTTATTAGACAAAATCAAGAATCCAAATTTTGATTATGACACACCAGAGAATAACCTATTTAAAACAGCGCAATTTCCTTATTTGTTCTTAAAAGTATTCAATCTCGGTAAACAGGTTTATGATGATACGAGTTTAATTGAACAAGTAATTACCTTACAGGACGGGATAAACAAGCGAAAATGCCAGATTTCTGACCTTACAGACGACAATCAGAAGATAATTGTGGCTTCTTCAAAAGCCATAAGCAAGGAAGAAGGACAAAAGTTCGTCAATAAGTATGGAAATAAGTTCTTATGGTTAGATAGGGGAGATATAAACGACATAAAGATTGAGGGTGGACAGATTGGGGCATCAGAGTTTAATGAATTACAAGATTCAAAGAATGAAATTGACAATATAATGGGTGTTCACTCAACTACACGTGGTGAAAGACAAGAAGCAGAAACACTTGGTGGCAGGAAACTTTTAGCAGGTGCTGACTATGGCAGGGTAGAAACGATTATTGAAAACATAGAACAGCTAATGGAAGATTTCTACAATGCCTATTTACATTGTATCAAGGTTTATTCAGACGAACCGACAAAACTCTATAATGGAACCGAAGGCGTTGAATTAAGGGGTGAGGAAATCCCGCCAGGAACTAAGGTTTTAGTCAAAAAGGGTTCTACGCTTCCAGTAGACAAAGCATCAAGGGCAGAAATGACTATTAAACTGGCTCAATTTGGTATGGTTGACCCACCTACAATGTTTGAAGAACTTGGTTATGGAGAAGAAGAAGAAAGAACTAAAAGATTATACGAGTGGTTAGCAATGACAGGAAAAATAAATCCAGAAGCAGTAGCTGGCATTCAAGCACAGCCAGGGGGAGAAGAACAAAAGGCACAGCAACTTCAAAAGGTTCAGCAAATGGTAAGTAGCCCAGAGTTTCAAAAACTTCCCGATAATGAAAAAGCACAAGCAATTCAAAAAGCTAAACAAATAGTGGAGAAAATTAAAGGAGGACAATAAATATGAATGCAAAAACATACGACGATTTATACACACACCGACTTCAAGTATTGTCTTCTAAGAAAAAGAAGAAACGAAACATTTTAAATATGGATAAGGTTGATTCCATTTTAGAAAAATACAAGAAGGACTATGGACATAAGAACAAGGAAACTGGCGATTGGGATTATGATACATTTGAACGCAAAGAAATGTTAAAACAAAGAGATAAGTATTATAAAAATAGATAATATGCCGTTTAGATCGGAATCTCAACGCAAATACTTATATGCAAAAGAACCAACCATCGCAAAACGATGGACTGAGAAATATGGAAGTAAGATAGTTAAGAAAAAGAAATCCGCAAAAGAAAGATATGTGGAAATGTTAAAAAAATGACTTCACAAGATTTATATGATTTTGCATTTAAGGAACGAAAGGTTGGCGAGATTTTTAAAGTAAGCAAGGAAGATTTTAGTGAGATAAATAAACACTGCTTGGGACATGATAAGAATTATGATGCGAAATCGTGTTTAGTTTATGGAAATATGGTTTTGATGGAAGGAGATAATAGAAATTGGAAACAAGTAATAAATGAAGACTTTAAGGGAGGCATTAAAAGGTCGTTTAAAAATTAAGCAAGTCGTTAAGACCAATACTTATGGAAGAAGAAAATATTGACCAAGTCCCTGAGGAAACAACCGAAGAAACGACAGAAGAAGTCGTTACCGAAGAAGTTGCCCCAGAGGAACAGTCAGAGAAAACCGAAGAAGAACCTATCACCGTTGATAAGACCTATGAGTTAGCACAGGCATTGCAGAAAGGTTATACCCTAACCCGACAAGAGTTGTCGGAGATAAAGAAAAACCAAGAAGCAATCAATGAAGCCCTTAAAGGTATTAACAAGTCCAACGAATTCCAAGACGATGATGCGCCATTGACAGTTAAGGGGTTTTTAAAACTCCAAGACGAACAAAGACGCGTTAAGTTAGAAGAAGACCAGAAAGTCAATCGTCAGATTGATTCTCAACTGGACGAGTTAAAGGCAAGAGGTATTATCCAATCAAAGGCAGATGAAGATGCGGTAATTGAATATGCCATTTCTCAAAAGAAACAAGGCAAAAACAAAGACCTCATGACTGCCGGATTAGATTGGAAAGACCTCCAAGAAGCCAAAAGGGAGGGGGGCAAAGTTATCGCCAAGGTGAAAACTCAAGTCAAACAAGAGGCAGGTTCACAAGTAGGCACTTCTCAAAAATCAACTGGAACAGAACAAGGATTTGACTATAGCGAGATTCGCAATAAGAGTTTTGACGAATTATCGCAAGGTTAAACCATTCTTTACAGACAATCTGAAAGGTCGAAAAAGATTAGTATGGAGGCAAATGACTGAAAAATTATGGCATTAGATCCAACGAGTGTAGCGCGGATATATTCTGCGTCTACAGAAAAATTAGTTGCAAAGACAATAGATACTGTTCTAAATGCATCACCAGTCACCTTAAGAATTTTGGGAAGCCAAAGACCATGGAAAGCGAAATTCCCGGTAAAATATCAAGTTGGTATTAGTGGAACTTCGTTTGATGGTTTGGACAAATTCTCAACAGCATTAAGCGATTCATTCGAAGTAATGACTTTCCAGCCAACGGGTTATGAGATAAACGTTTCGTTATCTCAAATGGAAGTTGACTTAGTCAAGGCGCAAAACAATCCTATCGATATTATTGCTCGTGAAATGGAATCACGCGCAGAAGATATGATTGACGCTCTTGGAACACTTCTTCACACCCTACAGACAGGCAAGACATTTCTTTCCTTGATTAACGCTTGTGACAATGAGACTTTAGGAGGAGCCACATATGGTGGATTAGACCGAAGCACTTATGGTTTATCTGGAATTTATACTGCATCTTCTGCGGCAATGACTATCGCCCTTTTAAGGACGAAATATGCTAACTGTACGCATGGTGCAGAAAAACCGGACATTATTGTAACCTCTAAAACTGGATGGGCAAGATACGAAGCATTAGTAATCACCACAACTTCATATGGAGTTATTCAGTATTCAAATACTGGGTATCCTCAAATGACCAGAAGTGGTATTGCGCCAAGTGTTCAAGCTCTAAAAGGTGATAAAGGTTTTGATGTATTATGGTTCTCTGGTTGTCCAATAGTAGTAGATGAAAAATGTTCAGCAAATTATCTTTATATGTTGAACTTAAAACATCTTGCTTTCTATGGATTACAATCAACAGACCCAGAATACAAATCAGTAAAGTTTGGTGGTGGTTCAATAGAATCAGTACACACAGACGTTCCGAAAGTAACTGGATTTGCGTTTAGTGGATTCAACAAGCCAATAGATCAATACGGAAAAGTCGGTCATATAATCTTGATGGGTAACTTAATCGCTGACTCCCCGAGACATCAGGGAATTGAGGTTAGTTACACTTCCTAAAAACTATGGCAGAATTTACAGGAGTAATAGCTCCTGGTGGCATTACGACAGTTTACAGCAGAACCGCCATACAATTAGGCACAAGAGCATTTGACACCGATGGTAACGAATACATCTTTTTAAGAGGTGTAGCAAGCACAGTAGCTACTTCGTGGGTAACATATGACAGTAGCGCCGAACATCAAACAACTTTATTAGCGGCAAACGCTTTGGGGCCAGTAGCAGTAGCTATGGCCGCAATCGTAGCTGATAAATATGGTTGGTACATGATTTGGGGCAACGTCAGTGGTGCTGCGAATTATAGTACTGCTGTTCTTGATGTGAGTGATGTTGTTGGTAGGACAGGAGCTGACGGTTATGTCGGCGACGACCCACCAGCAGGCGATATTATTTATAATTGTATTGTACGAAGTGCAATGGCAGATACAAATACAAGCGCCGCAACAACGTTCTCAATTCATTATCCTTACGTAGACGATCAAACGGCTGCTCACTAAACTGCGTGATGTAGATTCCGCTTCAAAATTATGGCAGAATTTACAAGAGGTATCTCTCCAGGAGATATAGACACGATATATTCAAGGACTGCTGTGCAATTAGGCACAAGATTTGTTGACCAAGACGGAGGCGAGTACATCTTCCTAAAGGGAGTTGCAAGCACCGTAGCTGGTTCATGGGTTACATACGATTCTAACGATGAGTATCAAACCACATTACTTGCTACCGGAGCACTCGGCTCAGTAGCTGTTGCCCAAGCGGCAACTGTTGCTGGTAAGTATGGATGGTATTGTATTTGGGGAACAACCGTAGGTAAGTCTTATGCTGACGCGGCTTGGACTGCCCCAGCAGTTTGCGGGAGAACTTCCGCAGATGGCTCGGTAGGACAAAACCCGACAGCAGGAGACGTAATCTATGGCGCTTTCTTAAGAAGTTCTATGGACGCAAGTTCAGGGAACACCTCAACCACTTTCCAACTTATGTATCCATTTCTTGACGCTCAAACGGCAGGACACTAACGAATATTCTGACTATCTCTTTATGCTTGTACATAAGGAGATAGAACTGAGTAAAGGTCGTTAGTAATAAAAACAAAATTATGGAAGTATTAAAAACATTCACAAATACTGACAGTGAGGACTTTGAGGGTATGTTTCATGGCGAACCATATACACTTAAAGCTGGTGAATCAAAAGTATTCACCGAGAAATTGGCCAGACACTTGGCAAACCAATTGGCCTATAAGGTCAGGGTTAGAATTGGCGTTGATAAGGTTACTGAAGACAAAGAAAAGGAAATGGCCGAGTCATATGTAGGTAAGGTTGATATTCCAGAACCAGTGATAGAAACGCCAAAGGAAAGTGTAAAAGTTGAGAAGAAGGAGGAAGAGTTTGAAGAAATCAAACCCAAAAAGTCCAGAAAGAGAAAATAACTCGAGTATTTTAAGCAGGGCGTGAAGAGAAAAAGCCTCCACTCAAATCGTGCCCTGCTTTGAATCAAATGCTTCATACAGGAAAAAAGGGGGTTGTGCTATTTTCTATATTCGGAAGCAATGAAAAATTGGGTCATATACAAGCAGGGGTAACCGAAGAGGTATTTTGGCCAGAAAATAGTGGAGCTTTGGTAAAATTAGAGGGTTGCAGTTATTTATTTAAAGGTTTTCTGAATAAAAACATACTGCATCAACTGGAGGTATCAAAAGACACTTCTTGGTTATTATTGAGTATTTTTAAGAATAAGGTTATATTCCTGTATCATTTGTTGCTCTTTGTATTTTTCCGTAAAAAGGCTATCAAGGAGTTCGTAAGATTATGCAATGGATACTTTGATGTAGCTTATCGTTATCTTGAAATGATGCAGATGATACCGACTCCGAATGAATGGTGTACATCGGTCAAAGAGTATTATAGGGTTTCAGAAATTATACTTTCAGATGTAAAGAATGGTCGCCTTAAAAGAGTATTGGAAAAATTAAGGGACATCGCCCTGATGATACCAGAAATGGACACAGCTTATAGGTTCGTAGCACAAGACATTTTACCCGAAATAGACAAAAGCAAGAATCTGATTAAAGAACTCAAAAGAGTTTTTAAACTAATGATTGTCCGCGAAGATACCAAAAGTCAGAAAGAAAAATGGGTTAAGGTTGAGAAACTTTTAAAATGGGCATTATCAGTTCCGTTTGTCCGCAAGGCAGTTAAAAGGTTTATCACAGAACTTGATATGGAAAAAGTCAAGTTAGATGAGTCCGACTGGTATTTCGTTTTAGGACATCATTGTTATAACTATCAAGATGTTTCTTACGAAGATAGAATGGCGGAAAGAATGAAAATAGACAAAGAAAAAGGTCATAGGATTCCGATTTTACAATTAAAAAAGATGCCTGATGGAAAAATAGGCATAGTATGCGTAGGATATGGAGGACAGAATCCGACAACAAAAAATTGAGTTAATGGAATTAGAGCGTGAGGTAGAAACCGCAAGGCGGGAACTTAAAGAAATCCGTGAAGACATTGAATTAAAGAATAACGAACTCAAAGACCTTAAACCTTTAAAAAAACGAGACAAGGAAGAATACAATATAGCGGTAGTTGAAACCATTAAAAAGAATCGTAAATCAGAACAAGTAGGCGAAGAAGTTAAAGAACTTGAAATTAAAAAACAAGGAATACTCGTGAAACTTGATGATGATATTTTAATAAAAAATAAAGAGTTAAAATCATTTAAAAACAAAAAAAGCGACTTTATTAAATCGCTTGAAGAACGAGAACAAGAAATTGAAGACAATAAACAACAATTATTAGGAAAGATAGACGAACTTGAAGAAAAGGAGAACGAAATAACATATAGAGAGGAAAATGTCAAAAACGGACTTAAAACGATAGAAAAACGAGAGGGTGCTGTCAGACAAGGGGTAAAGGATAATAACGCCACACAGAAGCATTTAAAGGGGTTAGAGAGTGATACATTAAGGGATAGGCAGGAAGCAAAGGACAAAAAGAACGAAATTGAGGAAGAATTGGAAAAACAACAAGAACTTACGGAAAAACTGGAAAACCACAAAAAACTCGTAGATTCCAAAGAAGAAGTTTTAATTAAGACAAAAGAATTTTTAAATCGTGAAGAAATTAAAATTAAACAAGACCAAGCCAAGTTAAAAGACGATAGGAGAAGTTTTAACAGGGCAATGGCAGATAAATATGGCAAAAAGTTCAGCGAGGCGTGATGATAATTACGTTCCAGTAGCGTTGGGAGTTAATGAGTCAGGAGAAACAAAAGAACTTCAACTGACAGACACTACGCTCCGACTTAAAGTTGACTCAAATTCAGGAGATGGAGTATCAAGTATAGGCGCAAGTAGAACAGTGGTATCTTCCGCCGGCACACCAATTCAGCTTCCAGATGTAGATTGTAAAAAGGTTTATATCCAATGTAGTGAGGCAAATGGAAGTTTGACCAATGGCGGGGTTATAGTTGTCGGAGATTCAAGCGTAGACGCTACACTTGCTACAAGAATAGGATTTGCGCTTTATCCAACACAGACACAGGCATTTAATGTAAGCAATTTATCACTTTTGTATGTTGACTCGTTAGATGACGGGGCGGCAATTCAACTATATTATGAAATATAAAATCAAACCAATACATATAATAATAATCGCAATCGGTCTTATTGGACTGATAACTTTTGGAATTGTTAAAAACTCTTCGCCAGAACAAACCTATGGTGCGGGAGAACTTTGGTATCCGTCAAGTGGAATGTTAAAGCCAGTAGTCAGTTCTTGGGGAATAAGCGGGATAAGAGCTTCCATTTCAGACGACATAACTACCACGAATCTAACAGTATCGGGAACCTGTATTGGATGCGGCGGTGTCGCCTCCAATTCCATTGACTTTGATGAAATAGTAGATAGCGCAACCCTTGATACCAACTGGATTATAGGGGGAGATTACTATATTCAGATGACCCACGCTTCAATATCCGATGATTTAACAATCGGCGATGACATAGCATTGGGAGATGACCAAGATTTATACTTTGATACGGCAAAAACTCAAAACTTGAGATGGAGCACGGCTCACGGTACTTTATATTTTGGTGGAGTCGACTGGGCTGTTCCTGGAGCATTTACTTTTTATGGGAATACAGGAACTGATGGCGGTGGAGAGTGGAGCAACGAATTGGGACTAGATGCGGGCGGTGGAGTGACGATAGTTGGAACTGGGGTATCGGGAGTTAGAATTAGAACTGGTCCAATGTATTATGCAAACCTATTAACATCAGATTTAACGGCAACCGGAATCTTTGAATTCCCCAACATTTCAGGCACATTTCTCTTAGCAACTGGCTCGCAGGATTTTATAACAAGCGGTGCGATTACGGGAACCCACGCCTCAATCTCTGACGATTTGACCATAGGTTCAAACATTACTTTTTCGGATACTATTGCTTCCATTTCAAGTGATTTGATTATTGGAGGTAAAATAGGCATCGGGACGATTGAACCGAGTCAACTATTACATATTGTTGGAAATACAGATGGTAGTGCGATTGGTCCGTTATTAGTTAGTGCAGACGCAAGTGGGACAA